GCTTTGGATTTCGTTGCAAATGGGAGGTTCAAGACCACTGGGCGGATGTGACCGTTTGGGAGGTCGTCTCGCTTGGTTCTTCCGAAGAACCAAGAAAGAAGTTTTTTGATAAGGCCCCGTGGGAGTGCAGCGGGAACTATACAGAGAACATCAATGAAGCGGAAAAATATCTAGATGGATTCGTGAAGTGGGACGGCTGCACGGAACTAAACCAAGGTCAGCCTCATTGGTGCGGCCCCCACGACTACAAAAAGCACATCGCCATCTTGAAATATATCTATCAACGCGCCCATCAGCTCATGGGTAGAAACCCGGAAACTGATTGGTAATAGACGCATCCAATGACCTACGAACTCATAAAGCACAGCGAAACCTGCTGGGAACACCGCTACCCCACCCACAGCCTGTATTTCAACCCCCGCAAGCCATGAACAAGTTTTTCCGATTTCTGGACCGCCTCATTAAACGCCTGCTTCGCCGCAAACCATGAAAAACGACATTTTGAAAAGACTGATGGTCCTTGAATCAGAGCGCAAGGATTACGAGGGCTCTAAATGGCGCGATCACCTCGACAAGTGGCTAGTCCTCAATTCGGCTTCCTCAAAATCCAAAATGGATCGGAAGTCTTCATGTCGATGTGATACTCGCAGGAAAACCTGAGAACTCCGGCAAAAACTTCTGCAAAAACAAGGTGGTCGTCACCAAACATGACGCCGCCTTTCTCCAGCAAATTCCAGTAGTGGCGGCAGTCCTGATAAACGGTTTCCATGTCGTGAGCCCCGTCGATGTAAATTAGCTGCGCACTCACTCCAAGTCGTTTTAGGTAGCGCGCCCCGTCAATAGAGCACATCGGATAGGGGGTGATGCGTTTGTCATACCCCGCCCGCTTAATATTGGTCAGGAATTGGTGGAAGAGTTGGGGATAGCCCCACGGATCACGGGGGATTTTGTCGCCCCCAACGACGTGGTGAACGTCCCCAAGCCAAGTGTCCACGCAATGAATCTGGGTGCCCAAACCGGCCGAAAGCTCGGCCATTATGCAGGCGGAAACGCCTTTCCAAGACCCCACCTCAATAATCGTTTTGGGTTTAATTTCCTCGATGATTTCAGCAAAGAAAGGGCTGCTGGCGCTCCCCCAAGTCTGCATGTCGTGAGGGAGGGAGAGAGATTCGATGTTGTCGTATGTGGTCACGGGATAGTCTCGTTAAGGTGGGTGCTAAGTTCCGCCAACAGCTGCTTTACCCGCTGCTGGTCCGCCTTGTCCGATAAACGCCACTCCTCAGAAAGAGCCGTCAGCAATTTCTGATTGTTCACCGGCAACATGACATCGGTCTTGTGGGGGACGATAAGGTTGTTGTCGATGTAGAGTTCAAAGCCTGAGTCCCGCGCCAGTTTGCAGAAATAGAAGTCCTCACCGAGAAGGATGGACTGGGAGTAATCGGAGTCGTTGATGATCGCCCTGATTTCCTCGTATCTTGAGATAGTTGAATCGGGAACAATGTCAGGACTAGCAACTCGCCTTAAAACCTCCCGGATTCGGTCAACCTTTCCCTGACCCGTGTTAGGTCCAACAAGTCCGTTGGGGTAAAATTCAAACATCCCCTCTTTGGCCTTGGCCATACCAGTTTCCTTGAAAACGTATTGCAGATAGGGGTGGTCGGATTTGATCTTTTCAAACACGTTTCTTTTTACCTTGGAAAACCCCAGTGGAATCTGACCCATCCTTAGCAACCCCTTTTCATCCATTTTAGCGTCTGGTGAAATCGCGGCCCCGTGCCATTGGGAAAGGAAGTTGTGACCGACATACGCGCCACCCACAATATCCACGTCATGAGAAAGCAGCCGGGCAAACATAGAAAGCATAAGAGCCGGGTCATTCCCCCCTAGGTCGATGTCCCAAGAAACGAGTTCGTCGTCCCCGCGTTGAAGAAACAGGTTGGCAATCTCACACCGCGCCATTGCGACGGAAGTTCCGGAAGTCCAAGCAAAGTCGATCTTGTAAGGGGCGTTCTTGCCATTACACAGCGTTGAATTGAGTAGGGAGATGCACGCCCGGACATAAGACGGGCTGAGACCTCCACGAACAGGCGATGCGACTAGGATTTTCTTCATTGAGGTTTGGTTTTGAAAACAAGGTGGCGCATATCGGCCAAATGACGTTCCGTGGCCGCGAGACTTCCGGCGCTTCCGCTTCCTTCTGAGGGACGGAGCCCCACACGCCAAAGTTCATCCATTAGATTCTGTGCCTGCTCGTCCTTTAAGGAAAACACTGGTTCGACTTCAGTGCCTTGGTCTTCGGGATTTTGTTCAACCAGCGTTAACCGCTGGGCGTAGGAAACACGAGTTCGCTCCGGAGAAAATGAGGTGTGTTTATACCAAAATCGGGTTTCCCGCCAAAAAGGCTCTCGCCCGCAGAAAATCTCAACCTTTGTTCCGTGTGTGTTCATTCTGGTTTTTCGTTAAAAGTAGCAAGCGCGCGTTGGTAATCGGATTCGGTCAACATTTCGTTTAATGCGCATATTTCCTCCGCCCATTCCAATTCATCATCATTCAGAAATCGTGGCGGGTTAGGTGGTATTGAAGAAAAAGGAAGAGGTCTAAAAACGTGAGCTGTCCGAACGCACACAACGTAAACCCCCTCGTGAACCTCCCCCCAAGTCGTCTTAAAGACGTATATCATTCCAGACTTCAGTTTCATGTGCGTGGTATAAACGTCTCTACTATCACACCTGCAAATAGTAATCACTCTTGCGGCACACCTAGAACTTTTTCTAATGCTGCGTCAGATGGCCAGAGAACACAAAACATCGAATTATCAGCCAAATTGGGGGCTTCCGTGGAGGCCGGTTCTAGACCGGGAGTTTGTCAAAGACTGGGACGCCGAACGCCTAGCCCACTACATCAAAGTTCGTAAAGAGTGCGAGGAGGCTGCACTTAACAACCCCGTGGGGCAGGGATGGACATTGCCAATGTGGGAAAAGGTAATGGCCAACTTTAATAAATACAGAACTCATTGCATACTAGGCGGAAACAGGAGTTCGAAATCAAATTTCGCTGCTAGAATGGCCGTGTGGTGTGCCGCCACAATTCCCGAGGCGCAAGTCCGAATGTATCACGTCAATTCGGAGCGGTCGATTGAGCAGCAGCAAATGGTTTACGATGCGTTGCCAGCGGCGATTAAGGCACTCCCGACTAAAAAGGGGGCGAACCACTCAATTCAGTTTTCCCAGAAAAACGGCTTTACAGACTCCATTTGCATCCTTCCCCCGCTGCCGGGGTATCGCAAGGGCGGATCAATCATCTTCAACAACTACCGCCAATTCCAGCAGGATGAACAGGTCGCGGAGGGTTTCAAGGCCCACGCCCTATTCTGTGACGAGGAGTGCCCGCAGAAGCTCTTTGAAACGCTCCTGTTCCGAACCATCGACTACGACGGAAAGATTTTCCTGACGTTCACAACCTTGCAGGGGTGGACCCCGCTTATTCAGGACATTCTAGGCAAGACCAAGACGTTGGAAAGTGTGCCCGCTCCCCTTCTGGGAAACCGAATGGTTCCGATCATGCAGGAGAGCCTTTCCCGCAAAGAAACAGCCATTTACTACTTCCACACGGCTGCCAACCCCTTCATTGACTCCGAATCGTTCCTAAAGACGCTGGCGAGCCGTCCAAAGGACGAGATTCTAGCTCGTGCTTACGGTGTGCCTACCAAGTCCATTGCGGGCGTTTTTCCGGGGTTTTCACGCGAATACGCCCCTGCCGGAAACGTCATCAAGCACGAAGACCTCCCTTGGATGAAAGAGCGCCCCAAGGACAAGAAGGGCAACCCCATCCCCTACAAAGTCACCCGTTACATGGCGATTGACCCGGCCGGTTCTAAGAATTGGTTCCTCGCTTGGGTGGCAATAGATGCCTCGGGAACGTGGTTTGTATATAGGGAGTGGCCCGATTACGACGATTGGGCGCTCCCCGGAAATACAGCCGAGGGCAAGCCCGGCCCCGCCCAAAAAGGCACCCGAAAAGGCATCAAAGAATACGTTGAACTTATCAAAGACATGGAAGGAGAGGAGGAAATATTTGAGCGTTACATTGATCCTCGCATGGGTGCGGCAGAAAAGCAGTCCGAGGAAGGGGCCACCACCATCATTTCCGACCTAGACGACGCGGATATGCCCGTCATCCCGGCCCCGGGCGTGGATATTGAAAACGGAATTCAGCTTATTAACAACTTGCTCGCATGGGATGAGAACAAGCCCCGGGACTCCATGAACTCCCCCAAGTTTTTCGTCTCTGACCGATGCCAGAACATCATTGCCTGTATGCAGGAATACAGCGGTGCTGGCGGGAGAAACGAAAACTGGAAAGATCCTATCGACGTGCTGCGCTACCTTGCTGTTTCAGACATCCAGTTCATCGACCAAGCCAAAATCACGGACCGGCAGGCATACGGCGCGACTGGCTCATACTAGTTACGTCTTTACAATCATGGGTTGGCGGTTAGAAGTTCGCCTAATCTAAAACGTGTCTTCTTACACAGGCTCAACTTCCGTTCTTCCCGGTGGCGATTTGCAACTCGCGCCTGTTGGGGAGTCAGGCCCGGATTTCTCCCAACTCAAGTATCAGTTCCAGAAATGCACCGGAGATAACCAGCCGTATATTACGCAAACCTCGCAGAACTATGCGACTCGGTATGCAATTTGGGGCGGCCAGTCGGCAGACGGTAAGAAACACTCTCGCGGCCCCAATGGACAGATAGAGCCTATTCCGTGGGATGGGGCGAGCGACCTACGCGTTTACCTCGTTGACAACATCATCAACGACAAGGTGGCCATGATTTTGGAGGCGATTAACAAAGCCTCACTAGTTGCCCAGCCCGTTGAAGGAAACGACATCGCCCGAGCTAAGCAGGTTTCCACTTTTATGAAGTGGATGATGGAAACCCAAATGCCCGATCTAGACCGGGAATTTGAGCTTATGGCCCAATACATCGAGGAAAAGGGCGCGGCTGTCATGGGACAGTTCTGGGAGACCACACAGGAAAAGACGGTTCAGGAAATTGAACACGCAGAAAATGTAGCGGGTTTGTCGTGCGAATGCAACAATAAAGTTGTGTCATTTGGGTTGTTTTCGTAAGTAGGCGAGTGCCTTTTCAACCTCCTGTGGGTCAACGGTTGTGCCGCGGACAGCCTTCCGGGATTCGATGTTTTCCTTAGACCTCCCCATCTGCTTCTCTAAAAACTGCATTCCGATCCGGGAGCCCAAAAGCTCCGCCATTGATTTCCCCTTGTTCAGAAAGTGCTTCTCCGCCTGCTGCTT